TATCCAACAATTTCTGCGGGTGAAACTACTAAGATTCTACTTACTTCAACTCCTCTAGGTTATAACCACTTCTGGAAGTTTTGGAATGAGTCAGAAAAAGGCAGTAATGGTTTCATCAATCACTTTATTCCTTATACTGAAATTCCAGGTAGAGATGAGAAATGGGCAGAGGAACAATTAAAACTTCTTGGTGAGTTGAAATTTAACCAAGAAGTGTTATGTGCGTTTCTTGGTTCATCTAACACTCTTATTAACGCTAGAACAATAGCAACATTGAGTTCTAAAGAGCCTATATTTTATAATGAAGATGGATTATCAATATATGAAAATCCAGCAGAAAAACATTATTATTGTATAATTGTTGATACCGCAAGAGGTATTGGTAGTGACTACTCAGCGTGTGTTGTTATTGACATAACAGAAATGCCATATAAAATTGTAACAACATATAGAAACAATAAGATTGCTCCTCTACTTTATCCTGAAGTTATAGCAAAGCTAGGTAGAGAATATAATAATGCATATGTTCTTTGTGAAAATAATGATATTGGTGGACAAGTAATAGAAATTTTACATGAAGAAATAGAGTACGAAAATCTATTTAGTACAGTTACAGAAAAAGCAAGACAATTTGTTTCACCTGGTTTTGGTCGCTCTAGTAGACTGGGTGTTAATACTTCTAAGCAAGTAAAGAGACAAGGATGTTTTAACTTTAAGTCTTTAATGGAAGAACGTAAATTATTATGTTTTGATGCTGAAATTATACATGAAATATCAACATTCATTGAAAGGGGACAAACATATCAAGCAGACGAAGGATATCATGACGATCTTGTTATGTGTCTTGTTCTGTTTGGATGGTTATCAACTATGCCCTTTTTTAAAGACTTAGTTAATGTTAATACTAGAGATCAGTTATACAACAAACAGATGCAATCAATTTCACAAAATTTGACTCCTTTTATTATGCATAAGGCAACAGATGAACCTAAAGGAGAAGTTATTGGTGGTGATTATTGGATTACCGGTGATTGGCAAGACAAGTTTCGTGAGAATGGTTTCAAATATTAATTTTTATAAATAACAGATGAATACAAAGTAAGAAGAAGTTTTATATAATCTGTTTATAAACGAGGAGAAAAAACATGGCTTTTCAGCTATCGCCTGGTGTACAGGTAACAGAAAAAGATTTTACCTCTGTTGTTCCAGCAGTTGGAGCATCTATTGGTGGATTCGCGGGTGAATTTAGATGGGGACCTGCTAATAAAATAGTTACAGTTAGTTCTGAAAATGAATTACTGTCTAGATTTAATAAGCCTCCGGTCAATAATAAAGGTTGGTTTTCAGCCGCATCATTTTTAGCGTATACAAATACATTAAAAGTGGTTCGTGCTGTCAACACTGCTTCACGAAATGCAGGCTCAACTGCTGGTATTCTTATTGACAATGAAGATGTTTATGATGATACCAACTCTTCTGGCAGCAACGAGGTCGGAATGTGGGCAGCAAAATATGCAGGAGTATTAGGTAATTCAATTAGGGTTGAAATGGCAGATTCAGCCGGACCAGAGACTGGAGGAGGTGCTACATTAACAACAATTGCAATCGGTGGAACTGGCGGTCAATTTACTTGTGCCAATGCGAACCTTATAGTAGGTACTAGAATAATAATTACTGGTACATTAGGCGGCACTGGAAGTATTACTGGTTATGCTTCCGGTAATGTTTATAAAGTCTCTGCTATTACTGGTACTGCACCAGCAGTAACTGGGTTTACTTTAACTACAATGGCGGGTTCAGCTATTGTAACAACAGCAGGCACACCGACTGGTTTAACTGTTAAAGCAGGAACTGCTTATTCTGCTTGGACATATGCTAGTCAATTTGATTATACTCCAGGTACCACTACTTCAGTGACGGCAGTAGGTGGCTCAAATGACGAATTGCATATCATTGTAGTTGATATTGATGGTGCAATTAGCGGAACTGCTGGTACAATTCTTGAACGATTCGCAGGTGTTTCAAAGGCATCTGATGCTAGAGATTCTTTGGGTCGTTCAAATTTCTACAAAAATGTAATCAATACTCGCTCAGAATGGATTTGGTGGGCAGATCATCCAGCGGCAGCAACTTCTGGTAATGCTTGGGGAATTTCAGGAGTAGGTAAAGCGTTTACTTCTTCTCATGTATTTAGTGAAGGGGCAACCACTTTAACCGGAGGATTAGACGGTACAATTGCTGACAGTGACAAACAAACTGCTTTTGATTTGTTTGCAAACGATGAACTTGTAGATGTTAACTTAATTTTTGTAGGCGATGCATCACTGGCAGTCGGTGATTATGTTATCGACAATATCGCAGAAGTACGTAAAGATTGTATGGTATTTGTTTCACCAGAAGAAGCGAGTGTGGTTAATAACGTTGGCGGTGAAGCAGCAGCTATTGTTACTGATCTTGGAACCTTCACTAGGTCTTCTTATGCAGTGATGGACAGTGGTTACAAATACATGTATGATCGTTATACTGACGCATATGTTTATGTTCCGTTAAACGGCGACATTGCTGGTCTTTGTGCTAAAACTGATGCAGATGCTGACCCTTGGTTCTCTCCTGCAGGTTATAACAGAGGCGCAATTAAGAATGCTGTTAAATTAGCATATTCTCCAAACAAATCTGACCGTGATACTCTTTACAAAAATGGTATCAATCCTGTAGTAGGATTTCCTGGTTCAGGTATTGTATTGTTTGGTGATAAAACCATGCTTGCAAAACCCAGTGCGTTTGATCGTATCAACGTTCGTAGACTATTCATTACACTTGAAAAAGCAATTGCTACAGCAGCTAAATTTCAATTGTTTGAATTTAATGACGCATTTACTAGGGCTCAATTTAAAAACTTAGTTGATCCTTTCTTGCGTGATGTTCAGGGCCGTAGAGGTATTTTCAACTTCCGTACTGTGTGTGATGAAACAAATAACACTCCACAAGTTATTGATAGTAATTCTTTTGTTGCTGATATCTTCATTCAACCTGCTCGTTCCATTAACTTCATACAGTTAAACTTCATCGCTACCAGAACTGGTATTTCGTTTGATGAAGTTGGCGGTTAAATATAAATACAAAGTAAAAGGAGCAATAAATGAATATCACTGAATTTAAATCAAGACTAGGAGCTGGTGGCGCACGTCCTAACCAGTTCCGTGTTCTGTTAGGTTTTCCAAGTTATGTTACAGGGGTTGATACTTCTTACAGTATATTAGTTACTGGCGCAGCAGTTCCAGCATCTAATGTAAACCCTGCAATTATACAGTACAGAGGACGAGAAGTTAAACTTGCTGGCGAAAGGGTTTTTGATCCTTGGACTGTTACAATTGTTAATGATACCAATCAATCTTTGCGTAGACCTTTCGAGCAATGGATGGCTGGTATGAACAATAATGCCACTAACACTGGTATTCTCACTCCCGCACAATATCAAGCTGATCTTGTTATTGAGCATTTGGATAGAAATGATAAAGTATTGAGAGGTGGTAGATACACCCTTCGAAATGCTTTCCCAATTCAAATGAGTGAAATTGCATTGCAATATGCCCAGAATGATGTTATTGAAGAGTTCACTGTAACTTTCCAATATCAACATTACGATAACGTTTAATTAAGATAAAACTATAATATGAATATTTTTGGATTTGAGATAACTCGGGAAAAGCCACAACCGACTGAAAAGTCTTTTGTGGCACCCTCGGATGACGGCGGTGTCGAAAGTATACGAGCGGGTGGCTATTATGGCACTTACTTAGATATTGAAGGCATTGCCAACACTGAGGCTGAGCTAATAAAGCGATACAGAGACATTGCTTTGATGGCAGATGTTGATGCCGCTATTGAAGATGTTGTGAATGATTCAATTGCAAATCTCAATGATGAAGTTCCATTAAAACTTAATTTAGATAAAACTGGTCTTTCTGTTAATATTCAGAAAAAGATTACAGATGAATTTAATTATATTTTAAGAGTTTTGCATTTTAACGACAGAGCGCAGGATTACTTTAGACGTTGGTACATTGATGGAAGATTAGTCTTTCACAAAGTAATTGATACTGCAAGACCACAAGATGGTATTAAAGACATTCGTTATATTGATCCTCGTAAGATTACAAAGATAAAAGAAATTAAAAAAGAAAAAAATGAAAATGGAGTTTCTTTTGTTAAAGATGTAGAAGAATTTTTTCTCTTTAATGAAAAGGGAGTAACAGATAAACCAGGGCAATATAAACCGGCTGCTGATTCAAATAGTGCTTTGAAAATTACAAAAGACGCTATTGTATATTGCTCTAGTGGATTGGTGGATCAAGATAAAAATATTCCTTTATCTTATCTACACAAAGCCATTAGACCTGCAAATCAATTACGCATGATGGAGAACGCTGCGGTCATTTACCGCATAACACGGGCTCCTGAGCGTAGAATTTTTTATGTAGACGTAGGTAATTTACCTAGCGGTCGAGCAGAACAATATCTTAAAGATATCATGGATAGATATCGTAATAAATTAGTATATGATGCTAACACAGGTGAAGTCAGGGACGATAAAAAGTTCATGTCCATGTTAGAAGACTTTTGGCTTCCCCGTAGAGAAGGTAGTCAGGGAACACAAATTGACACTCTACCAGCAGGGCAGAATTTAGGAGAAATTGGTGATATAGAATATTTTCAGAAAAAACTATATCAAGCACTAAATGTTCCTGTATCAAGATTAGAACAGTCAGCAGGATTAAATTTTGGTCGTTCTGCTGAAATTAATAGAGATGAATTAAAGTTTGCTAAATTTGTTGCTAAACTGAGAAGAAAGTTTTCAACAATGTTTGAAGACCTTTTGAAAACTCAGTTAGTATTAAAAAATATAATGACTGAAGAAGATTGGAATGATATAAAAGATACTATCATTTATAATTTTTCTCAAGATACATATTACACTGAATCTAAAAATCAGGAAATACTGAGAAGTAGATTTGAAGTATTGCAAGGAGCGTCTTCTTTTATTGGTTCATTGTTTAGCAAAGAGTATGTACAGAAAAATATACTTATGCTTACAGATCAACAAATAGAAGAAATTAATATGCAAATGCAAGTAGAAGCACCTTTTAAAACGCAAGACCAAGAACATCAAATGGACATGCAACAGCAACAAGCTGATTTGAGTGGAGAGCAATAATGGACAATCATCAAGCAATTAGAGACATGATTAATAATATTAGTATGGGTAATGCTAGTGAAGTTCAAACAAATTTTAATGCTATTATGCAAGCAAGAGCAGGTGATGCTTTAAATGATTACAAACAAACTCTTGCAAGATCAATTTTTAAAAACCCAGAAATGCAAGCAATGGGTTTAGCGGATGGTGAAGAACACATTTTAGATATTGATGACGAATACGAAACCGAAGAGTAATATAAAAATGAAAACATTCAAAGAATTTAGATCCAATGTTGAAACAGATATTCAAGAAGAACCTATGGACGGCGTTGCAAAAGGTTCTTTGGATGGTGATAAACACATGTGCGCCACCAAAATTTTTAAAGAAGGATTAGGTGAAGGAACCCCAATTCACGGCGAACATGCCATACCAGACAGTCAAGGTGATATCTCTTGGTATAAAGTTATGTTCGAACATGGTATTGAAACAGTAAGAGTGGAAGATGATGGTGTTCAAATACTTATGTCTGAAAGTCATATGCACTCCAATTCTAAAAAGAAAATGCCAATGTAATAGGGGAAAAAATAAATGCCTGCTCTTATAAAAAATATAGTAAAATTAACACAGGTACAAGGTGTTGTAGTTCTGCGAGGTGATGACGGAAGCGCCACCATTGATCTTGATGTTGATCTTAAAAAAACAAGTGAGACTGTTTCTGGTACTCAATTGGTCAATATCAAGGGTTTACAGTGGACTTTAGGTACTGGAACTCAAGCAACTGTAACAAGAGACTCAGTTGTACTGTATACATGTATAGGAACTGGGCGCATAGATTTTTATGATTGGGCAGACACTCATGAAAATGATGCAAATATTGTTGTAGCTGTTGATAACGGAGGAACCGGCGGTACTGTAATTCTTTCTTTATCTAAAGTTGCAGGATTCGGTTCACAGCAACATCAAGGTGCTGACGGAGTATTAGGTTAATGAAACTTATTAAAGAACTCAACGAAGATTTACAATTCATTGTAGAAGAAAGCAGTGAGAATGGTAAAAAAAGTCTCTTTATAGAAGGCGTTTTTTTACAAGCAAATTTAAAAAACAGAAACGGTAGAATGTATCCAAAAGAAATAATGGCAAAAGAAGTCAACCGTTATATTAAAGAACAAGTCAGTACTAAAAGAGCATATGGTGAACTAGGACATCCTGAAGGTCCTAACATTAATCTTGATCGTGTTTCACACATGATCGTATCTCTTAGAGAAGACGGCAATAATTGGATTGGACGAGCAAAAATTTTAGATACTCCTATGGGTAATATTGCTTCCAGTTTAATTAAAGAAGGAGCTGGATTGGGGGTTAGTTCACGAGGTCTGGGCACACTTAAAGAAGTTAATGGAATCAATGAAGTTCAAGATGATTTTATGCTTGCTACTGCCGCAGATATTGTAGCAGATCCATCAGCACCTGATGCGTACATACAAGGTATTATGGAAGGTAAAGAGTGGGTATTTGTCAAGGGTGTATGGCAAGACAGAGAGATTGAAGAAACCAAAAACTTAATTAAAAAGACAAGTTCTAGAAATTTATCAGAAGCAAAAGTTAAAGCGTTTGAAACATTCTTAGATAAAATTTCAAGAATTTAATTTTTATAAATATATAGAACATTTAAATATCATTTAAATCGAAAGGAGATAACAATGGGCGTAGAATCAAAAATCCGAGAGCTTATGGAGGGTGCAGCAAATCGTCCTCT